CGCAAGGTCACGAGCTCCGACTCGCCCGGGTCGAGGTCGGGCGTAAGCGTCTCCTGCACGCGCTCGACCAGCACGCCCTCGACCACGACCTCGTCGAACTGCTGGCGCAGCTTGCGCGCGATCCTGAGCAGGTCGTTGAGCGTGCGCGTGAGCGGCCCGCTGTACTGCTCGCGTAGCGTGTTGCACCGGGCGATCATCGGCCTGTACAGGATGCGCATGGCCGCGGCCGACTGCGCGGCGCCGGTGATCTTGTCTTCCCTCGGGATGACCACCTGCGTCTCCTCGAGCACCGACTGCCTGAGCTCGCCGAGCAGCGCTAGCGCCGAGGTGACGCCCGTGCCGGACATCTCCAGGTACTCGGCGCCGCCGGGCGCGAAGATGACGGCGCCTGAGCCCTTGCTGATCTGCTGGTCGTTGTCGGTCTCCTTGACCACGGTGGTCGGGTCGACGTTTTTGCGCGAGCCGCGCGTGGTCGAGCTCAGCAGCGCGTTGATCTCATCGATCTTGTCCTCGGTGCCCTCGTAGTCGCCCTCGCCGTCTTCCTCCTGACTGTCGGGCAGGTTCTGCACCCAGTAGAAGGGGCAGATGCCCCAGCGGTGCAGGTACTGCCGCGTCGGCGGCAGGCTGAGCCAGCTCGCGTCCTTGGCGGTCTCGTCGGGAATCTCGTCCCACGTGACGTCTTCCTCGGGGGTCCACAGGCGCACGTACCAGTACGTGCGCGTCCTGAGCGTGCGGTCGTTCGCGTCGTACTTGGTGCGCTCGAACGAGTAGGCCTTGAGCACGCGCTTGGGCACGAACTCGCCGCGATCGGACCAGTCGAGCACGGTGCAGTGCTTGGGGTTATGCACGTCGATGCGAAACTGGCCGCGGCTGACGCCGAGGGACCAGCACGCGGTGCCTTCCTGGCCGCCGAAGTTACGCGCTTCAGCGATGCACGCGGGCAGGCGCATGATCTTGGACCACTCGCGCAGCGCCTTTTCGGCGACCTCGTCGGCCTCGACGTTGATCTCCGGGAAGCTGGTCCCGCCGAGCGCCATCTGCGTCAGGTTCGACACGATCACGCGCGGCAGGTTGTACCGGGCGTTCGGGCGCCGCGCCGCGAAGGGCACGTTGTACTCGACCGGCTCAGGGTCGTACAGATCAAGGCCCCCCATGCTGCGCAAGCAGCCATCCCAGTCGTAGCGCTTGTGGTCGTCCTGGCGGCTGCGGAAGTACTGCTCGAGCCGATCCATGTGGTGGAACCGACTCGTCTCACACAGCTGGCGTAGCGGCACGGCTGGCAAATCAAACGGCACGCTTCCCCCTATTGAGCGGGCTCTTCGGGCTCATCGTCGACCGCCGGCGCATCGTCGGGCAGGACCTCGAGCCGCGCGCGAAAGCGCTCGTTCTCGCGCTCGGTGCCGGCCCAGTGATCGCGGATCTGGCGCAGCTCGGCCTCCGCGGCGTGCACGTCGCCGTTGTGCTTGCGGAACAGCGCCTGCACGGCCTCGAAGACCAGCGGCGCCACGCGGCCCCAGAACTCGAGCCAGACGGCGGCGCTCATGACCCCCCTCCCCCTGGATCATCTCCGACGCCGGCCCACTGCGCGCGCAGCTGCTCGAGCTTGCTTGAGGCCTCGCCGATCTGCCCCTGCTCGATCGCGACCCGGGCGAGGTCATGCAGCTCGCGCATTCGGTTGAAGGTCCACTCGAGCTTCGCGCAGCGCTCGATCGCCCCGTCGAGCTCGGCCTGCGCGGCGGCCTTACTCATGCGGCCGAGCTCGGCGGCGCTGGTGATCGCCTCCTTGCGCGCGGTGCAGCCCGCGGCCGCGAGCTGGCTCGCTGGGTCGATCACGCTGGCGAAGTCGGCGACTGAGCGCCGCAGCGCGAGCTCCATCGATTGCGGGCTCGGCGAGGCGTGCGCGTTGGTGGCGCAGGCGACGAGCAGCACGAACGCGACCTGCAAGGTGTGTTCGATCAGCGCTTGAGCACGTCTCATCATGGGCCTCCCCTCAGTTTTTCATCTGCCCCGACCGCGCCCCGCGACCTTTAGGGGCGGTCGTGATCCTGAAGCACGCCCTTCTCGCGCAGCACCTTGCGCGCGTTCTGCTGCTGGTCGTGCGGCAGCTTCTTGATCGCCTCGTGCAGCGCGTCCTTGAGGCTGCGCGGGGCCTTGTCTTTTTGCGGCTGCGTCATGGCACGTCTCCTTCGTCGCCTGGGTCGGGCAGCTCGGTCGGGTCGAAGATGGGCATCCCTTGCCCGCCCGGTCCGGCGCGGTCGGTCACGTAGTCAACGAGCCCGATCGGCATGATCAAATCGCCCCAGTCCGGCACGCAAAACCAGACTGCGCCGCCCTCGCCGCCAAGCACCACGCCGCTCCAGGAGTTGTCGATCTGCAGGTGATCATCGACGACGAGATTCGACCCCGCGTAGATGAGACCATCAGGGTCGAACTGCGTGTAGGTCGACTTGAACTCGTCGCATGCCTGCCGCGTCTGCTCGCTGACTTCTAGACGTTCCATCTCAATACCCCCATGCGCGTGTGTTCATCGGCATTGCAGTCGGTGCCCCGACGCGCGCTAGATTGTCCGTTCCGATGCGGTCGAGCAGCGTTGCCGGCATCACGCCACCGTTAGCCGCGATGTCGCTCGTGAAGTCGTAGAGAGTGGCTGTCTTGCCAGGCACGGCGACCATGCGCTCCTGCGTCTGGCAGGCGTCGTGCAGCGCCTGGACCTCGGCGAGCGACAGAACGCCGTCGCCCATCGCGGCGCCGAAGAGCGAGACGCTGTTCGCGTTGATATTGGCTGCTGCGGAGTGCCGGCCAAGGCGCATAGGCGCCGTCGGCGAGTTACTCCAGCCCGAGCGAGCGAGCCCGGTCGCGACTTCGGCGCGCTTGAAATAGACGTGCATCTTGGCGCCGTCCCACGTCCCGATCAGCAAGAGCAGCCGTCCCACGTCGGACGCTGTGATCGTTGCGCCCGGACCGGCTGCGCCCACGCCGCCCGCATCGGTGGCCGTAAAGGTGGCGATGGAGTTGGTGCCACTCGTGCGCAGGTCCCAGCCCGCGTTGTTGCCGTTCGACTTGCTCATCAGGACGCGCACGCGGCCCGTGATGGCCTGCGTCTCGACGCGGAACAGGCACGCAAACCAGCACCCTGCCGGCGAGCCCGCTAGCCCGCCCGGGGTCTCGAGATAGTCGCCCTCGAGAAACGCACCCACGCCGTACATGATCGGGTAGTTCTCATAAGCCCAGCGAGCAGTGGCGGGGTCGATCACGCGCACGATCGGCGAGCCCTGTCGCACCAGTGCATGGCCAGCCGCAAGCGTTACGGTGTCCGTGAGCTGGGCTGGTGCAGCTTGGCCGTCAACCACGGCGCTGCCGCGCAGCTCATCCGCGACAGACCAGCGATGCGTGATGGTGCCGCCCGCCAGCGACTCAGGCGGCACGCCGTTGCGCGCGCGCGTGTCGGCCACTAGCGCGTCGAGCTGCGCCTGCGAGGGATTGCCGGTAAACGTCAATGCGCCGAGGATGTCGATGTCGGGCGACGCGTTCGCGCCCGTCTCATCGTTGCCCAGTGCGGTTGGGACGCCTGCGCCCGGTGCATAGGCCCCAAGTCCAATGGCTGGCCGCCACGATCCATCGATCAACCCTTCGATGGTGCCAGGCATGGGCGTCAAGCGCAGGACGAATACATGCACACGCCCCACGTCGCTCGCCGACAAGCCGAGCGGGAATCCGCCGAGCGCGCCGCCCGTGCCGAAGTGCGCGGTGCCGGTGGCGCCTGCGCCTAAGTAAAGCTGATAGCCGCTGTTGCCGGCCAGTCTGCGCAGAAGCACGCTCGTCGCCGCGACGGCAGCGCGCAGGCGAAAGGCGATCAGATAGCCGAAGCCCGTGCTGGCGCCTGGCTCGCCGCCGCCGCTCGCCGACTTGTAGTAGCTGGCGCCGCTGAAGCCGCTCAGTGCGTAGATCGACCGACTCACGGGGTCGCGCTGGCCCTCGACGCCGGCGCAGTTGACGGCGAGTCGATCGCCGCCGCACCACCCCGCCGCCCTGCGTGCTAGGCGTGCCATGAGCCTTCAGGTCGACGCGATCAAGGAGAGCCGCGAGTTACCGCCGCCGCCGCTCGTGCGCCGGAACAGCAGCTTGGCGAAGGCGCCCGGCACCCCATCGAGGATCGCCCAGCCCGAGATGCGTGCGTTGGTGCCCGTCATGGCAACCTTCGCGAGCTCCTCAACGACGCGCGTGCCGGTGACCTGCGAATACTCGATGCCCTCGGCGCTGGTGCACCAGAGCTCGATCGTGCCGACAAGCGCATCGCTCAGCGCCGCGCCGCCGACGCCCTCGAGGATCACCTGCACGGCGAGGAAGCGGTCCTCCGTGTCGACGGTGATCGGCTGGCAGTCAGAGAGACTGGTGCTGGCGCCCGTCGGGATCGCGCTCAGGATGCGCGTGCTCAGGATCTGACCCGTCGACATGCTTGCCCCCCGGGCGCGAGTGTACCCGAGGCCTTACGCCTGTTGCGCCTTCTTACGCTCGAGCTCGGGCCGGTACCGCTCGAGGAAGCTCGCCAGTGCATACAGCGCCTTCTGTCCCGTCTCGTACACCTGCTCGAGCTCCTCGGCGCCCGGCGCTTCGATCTGCACGTGCGCCTCGCCCTCGAGCATCACGATCAGCACGACCCGCCCGGGCGCGAAGGTCTCGGAGGCCACCTTCATCTTCGTGTAGATCGCCTCACGGCGCAGGATCAGCTCGAGCTCGTCAACAACCATGGGTGCGCTCCTTGTGCCTGGCGATCACGCGCTCCCAATAGGCGAGCACCTCGGCGCGGTCGGGCCGGTTGGCCTCAATACGCCCGTCTCGCTTGAGCGCGAGGCACTCAGGGCACTTCGGGCAGCTCGGCTCGCCCAGCACCCGGTGCAGGTCGTGAAAGAACAGCACCCCCACGCTGAGCTCCTGGCCGGGGTCGACGCCCGCCTGCCGCGCCGAGGCGTGCACCCGGCAGGCGTGCGCGGCCTCCTGCCGCTCCTCACGCCGGCGCTGCGCCAGGTATGCGCGGCGAGCTCGACGGGCGGGCAGCTTGATCGGGGGCGACACTGGCTTACCTGCTTATCACGGGGCCCCGCGAGGCCTCGAGTAGCTGGCGCCAAAGGTGCGAAATGTGCTGTTGCATGAAGGCCTTCTGCTCGGCCGTGGCAGCCGAGCTCGCGATCTCGCGCTCGAGCCGCGAGCGGTCGAGCAACGCCAACTGCAAGGCCCGCTCCCGCTCGCTCAGCCCCTGGGGCGCCCCGGCCCGGCCGAGCTCGAGCTCGCGGGCCAGCCAGCGCACCGCCGCCCGCTGATAGCTCGGCATCCTGCCCATGGCCTCGCGCAGCTCGTCGACGCTCGCCGCCGCCAGGGCATCGCCCGCCGCAAGCTCGGCTGCTGTCAGCAACCCCCCTCCCAGCGCTCCCAGACCCGCCCGCAGTGCTCGCACTGCTCGAGCACGATCTCCGGCGCCCGAAACAGCCGCCAGCGCGACCGCTTGGATTCGCTGATCGGCCTGGTGGCGTGCATGCCCAGGACGCAAGCGATGCGGCCCATGAGCCGCTGGATCCCCCCCATGAGCACCGCCCACCCCCCGGGTTAGTCGTCGAGCCCGACCGCCCTACAGCTACCACGCTGCGCACAAACCGGGCACCGAATCGCGTCGCGCGAAACGGCGCTCCGCACGACCACATGCGCATCGGCGGCGCAGCGCACGCAGTGCACCAGGACGGCATCCCAGACCGGCCGCTCAGCCACGCCCAAGGGCGCCCTCGACCGCCCCGGAACAGGGCCGACTAGGACGCCATTCGACGCAACGAGGCTCAGGCTCATAGCGCTGCTCATTCTAAGCCATCGGCCGCCGGTTTGCTCGCCCATACCAGCCTCCCCGCGGGTCTCGTGCGCAGCGGCCCCGCGGGGAATCCGGGCCCCTTCTACGCGGTGCGTTTGCTCAGCTTCCCCGCGGGGAACTAGGCCATCTGGCCCGCGTCACGCGAGCGCCTCATCCCCGCGGGGAAACGGTTACCCGTCCCCCGCGTGCCCGCTGGCCTGCATCCCCGCGGGGAAACTACGCCGCGGCGCCGCGGGCATGATGTGAGTCATCCCCGCGGGGATACTGGCGGGTCGGTCCGCGGGGACACAGCGGCTTGTCCCCGCGTGGAAGCGGCGCCTCGGGTACGCGGGGCGTCCTCGACGCGGGGCAGGGCTTTGACCAGTGCCACGGGGGCCGTGTAGGTTCCCGGGCACCTATGCCAGACACAACCAAACCGCCGCCGGCGCCGCCTATCGTGGCCGTCGCCTCTCGAAAGGGTGGGGTCGCCAAGACGACCACCGCCGCCAACCTGGCCGCCGCGCTCGCCGAGCTCGGCCTGCGCGTGCTGCTGGTCGACCTCGACCCGCAAGGGCACGCGACGCAGCACCTCGGCGTCGCCGTCGACTTCGCGCGCGGCTCAGGCGCCTTTCACGTCCTGCGCTACCACGTGCCGATCGCCCGGGTCGTGGTCAGCACCGACTTCGGCGTCGACGTGCTGTCCGCGGCCGCCGATATGGCGCAGGCCGACGAGCACATGCGCAGCGAGCCCGGCGCCGAGCTCGCGCTGCGCGACGCGCTCGAGCAGCGCCAGGGCGAGCCCGAGCCCTACGACGTCGTCGTCCTCGACTGCCCGCCGGCGCTTGGCCGGCTCAGCGGCGCCGCGCTGCTGGCTGCCTCCCACGTGCTGGTCCCGTGCGAACGCGACGCGCTCGGCCTCGATGGCCTGCGCGCGATCAGCGAGGAGGTCACCAAATACGTCCGGCTCAGGATGAACCCGTCGCTGAGGCTGGCCGGCGTGCTCGAGATCAAGACCGAGAGCTGGGCCAAGACCTCGAGCGAGGCGCGCGTGATTCACGAGGAGCTGGTGCAGAAGGCGGGGGGCCTCCTGCTGCGCACCACGATTCGGATCAGCAAGACGATCGCCCCGGCCTGGAATGCGGGCAAGCCGATCACGGCGCACGCCCCGCGCTCGATCGCCGCCGCCGACTACCGCGCCGTCGCCCGCGAGCTGCGCGAACGGGGGGTTGTATGACGCCACCGAAGACGCACCTGCGCTCGACGATCGGCCTCCTGGTGCCCGAGCCGCCGCCCCTCGACGACCCTGGCTCTTATGACCAGTCGCCGGGAAAACCCACGGATAAATCCTCGAGCGAGGTCGAAAAACCGGAAGTGCAGCCTGCCGCCGTCCCCGCGGGGCAGCTGCCCGAGCTCCCCGCGGATGACGAGCTCAGCCCGCCCGCGGGGAAACCGCCCAAAGCCCCCGCGGTGCAGGCGGCCAGCTTCCCCGCGGGGAAACCGGACAAGCCCAAGCGCGGCAGCCGAGCCGGCTCGCGGCTCAAGCCCTACGAGACCCGGCGCATCGACCCCACGACCGGCCAGAAGGTCGAGATGATCAAGCAGTCGTTCACGGCCCGCGCCGATTTCGACGAGCTTTGGCGCGAGGTACCGGGACTGCTGCCTCGCGGCGTCAGTCGCCACGTCTGGGCCGAGCACATACTCAGGCGCGCGATCGACGTGCTCAAGCGGCAGAAGGCCGAGCGCGAGGGCGACTACGGGAAAGGCGGCAGAGGGACATGAGCAACCGATGGCAACGACGTGCGGCGATGAGTCAATCGCGCCAGCGCAAGTCTTGGGACTGGCAGGACCTGCCCATCCCCGACGAGCTGCGCGTCAAGCTTCAAGCCATGCGCGACGTCGCGCGCGTCGTGCGCAATGACTTCTGGATCGTGCAGGTGTGCTTCTTCTCGTGTGCGCTCGGCGAGATGGTGCACCTCATGATCCGCAGCGTCGCCGAGGCTGGGCGCGGCACCGGCCTCGAGCCGAGCTGGCAGGACCTCCAGCGGATCAAGAACGAGCTCGTCGGCGTCGACGCCGAAGCGGTGCAGGTCTACCCGCGTCAGGGCGACGTCATGGATCAGGTGGACATGTACCACCTGTTCGTGTTGCCGCCTCAGTGGTCGCTGCCGTTCGGGCTGCATCGAGCGTGCGGGTTCGCGCGCGCCCCCGCCGGCGTGCAGCTCGAGCCGTAACCGGGCCCCGCGTTGGACAGCCGATCGGCCAGCCGCTACACCCGAGCGCTGGAGGTTCCCCCCATGCCTTCTCGCCACGGGGTCGCGTTTCGCGATCCGGCCGCGCTCGAGCGCCTGCTCGGCAACGCCCGCACCCGCCCGCGCAGGGCCAAGCAGCTCACGTTCGGATCGCAGGTCGCGGGTCGCCCGCGCGGCTGCCCTGCGTGCGCGCACGTGCTCGCGAAGGATGGCTCGTGCGGCGCGTGCGGCGTCTTCACGTGCACCAGCTGCGACGAGACCACGACCGCCAACGGCGGCCAGGACGGCGTCTGCTTTGAGTGCCTGCTCAGCGGCCGCGGTGCGCTCGCGGGGTAGGGCGCTCACCTGCTCGAGCGGGTGGGGATCTCCCAGTCGCTGCGCGTGGCGAAGAACACACCGCCCGCGCGTACGACGATCCCGTGCCCCATGTGAAAGGCGCCGGGTCCGGCGAGCTCGGCGCCGTGCAGGTCGAATAGCGCGCGCACCTCGGTGAGAGGCCAGTCGGCGCCGATCAAGGCCAGCTCGGCCAGCCCCGCCCTCTGGACCAAGCAGTGCACGTGCCCCTCGTCGACCTTGAGGCCCTCGAGCGCGACCTCAGTCGAGAGCAGGACGACGTCCTGATCGTCGATCACGACAAGCCTCCCCCCGTCCGCTTGGTGCGCTGCTCAATCACGATCTCGGCGGCGCGCTGCCATGGATAGCGCTGGAAGTACTCGATCACCTAGACCGCGGTCGGCGTGCGCGTCGCCGCGATGTTCTCAACCAGGTGCGTCAAGAGCAGGCTGCCCAGGGCCTGCATGGCAATCGCCAGGGCATCGACCGCGAGCAGGCCCTTGAGCTCTTCGTTACAGACGGTGGCGAGCCTCGCGCTGAGCCTGCTCGCGCGCTCGGCGCCCTCGTCGCTCCCTATGCGGGGTCGACTGGTAAACGGCCCCATCACGGGCGGCCCTCGAGCGCGCGCGCCGCAGCGTCGACCACGTGGGCCCAGTACTCCTCGACGGGCAGACCCTCGCGCTTGCGCAGGTCGGCGTATTCGCCGTACTCGCGCGCCGCACGGGCCGCAGCGTCGCGCATGCGCAGGCGTGCCGTGAACAGGCACTCGAGCCGCCCCGAGTCGACGGTCACGCCGTCAGGCAGCAGCCCCTCGAGACCGCGCTGCGCCTCGTCGAGCAGGAACTCGACGGCGACCACGGCGCCGCGCAGCGTCGGCTGCGTTGTGCCGAGCACACGCTCGATCACGCGCACTTCGGCACGCAGTGCCGAGACCGCCAGCGGCGTGCCCCTGGGCCGCACGATGCCAAGGGGCAGCGCGTCGTGCACGTGCCCGCGCAGCGCTTCGCGGTAGGCGGCGATCTCGTCATCGGGTTGCGGCTCGGGGTAGGTTTTGCTCGTCATGTTGGCGGACGTTAGTCGATAGTCCCGCGCATGACGAATCCCCACGAAAACCTTTACGGGGAGCCCTAAATGGCACGCCCCAAGCCCCGCGCGCGCGTGCGCCCCGAGCCCTCGATCCGCGTGGGAAAGCACGGCGTGACCATCGACGGGATCGACGCCTACAGCCGCCAGGTCGCCTTCCAGCGCGCCGGCCACTGGCGAGCCCCCCAAGAACTTCCCCGAGCTGCTGCGCGACGCGCAGGCGTGCCTCAATCGCGTGGTCGAGGACCTGGGCTTCACCCGAGACCTGAGCGCCGGGCAGGCGATGTATATCCGCGACCTGCTCATGCTGGCCGCGTGGGCCGTGAGCGAGTCGAGCAACGAGGGCCAGGGGCATAACCCGATCGCCTTCGTGCAGCGCGCCAAGCAGGTGATCGACTGGGGCGAGGATCGGCGCGAGGGGGTGACGCTGCTCGATCACCTCGAGGCCAAGGGGCGCGAGCTGGCGCGCCTGCTCGGCGAGCGCCTGGCGCCGCACGAGGGCTTCGTGCTGACCATCTTCGATCAGGCCGCGAAGGGTCACAGCACGTGGCTCACCAGCCTTGCCCGGCGCGATGCGATCAAGGTCCTCGGCGACACGCTGGCGGGCATGAAGGAGGATCAGGCGCAGACGCAGTAAGGTGCCCAAGTGCAGTGCAGCCGATGCCAGAGCGACACGAAGATCGTCGACTCGCGGGATTCGCGCGAGTCACCTGGTGCGGTGCGCCGGCGGCGCCAGTGCCGATCGTGTGGGCATCGCTTCACCACCTACGAGCGCGACACCCAAGATGTCGACCGGGCCGACCGCGTGGCGATCGGAGAGGCCGCGCAGCTGCTCGAGCAGGCCCTCGAGCTCGTTCGGGGGCGTCTGCGCTAGTCTCGACGGCATGACGACACCCCCGACCGATGATCCCAGCAGCGTGATGTACGCGACCGAGGCGCGCGACGGTGGCCACTACGCGATCGTCAAGATCGCAGGCCGCCGCGTCCTCGAGAGCGGCCCACACCCCGACCGCAACGCCGCGCTCAGGCACTGCGCGCAGATGCTGCGCGAGCACGCGCGCCAGGGGCCGCCGCCGCCGCTCGAGTGGGTCCAGGACCCGGGCGATCTGAGCTGGCACGCGGACGACGGGCTGACCATCGAGGCCCACGCCGAGCTCGACCGCGGCCCCAACGGGGCGTTCTACTCGCTGGTCGTCTCGAGCGGCACGGCGCGCTTTGAGGTCGAGTGCGCCGTCGACGCGATCGACGAGCTGAAGATCGCCGGCGAGGCCCTGCGCGAGGCCCTCGAGCTGTTCGATAGCGCCTTCATCCGGCGGTATGAGCAGCTGCGCAAGCACAAGGAGGGACGCCCATGAGTGAGCCGATCCAAGAGCGGGCGATGTGTGGCGACTGCGGCGCGCCCACGCGACACACCCAGGAGCCGGAGCGCTGCATCGAGCACCCCGGCGGCGGGTTCACGATGATCGGCGCGCCGATCTACTTCTGCGATGCGTGCGGCCGCCGGCGCCATAGCCGCCTGCTTGAGCTCGAGCAGGCCGAAGCCGCACGGCGGGCCGCGCTGCTCGCCGCGCACGACCCGGGCGAGGCTGACGAGCCGTGAGGTCCCCCTATTGCGTCTGCGACCGCTGCTACCAGCTGATCAACGGCGGGCCGATCGTCGTGCACTGCCTGAGCCACAAGCTGCGCGAGGCCTCGCCGATGTCCTGCCTTGAGCTGTGCGCCGAGTGCGCGAGCGAGCTCGTCGCCTGGGTCAAGGCGGGGCCCGAGCCTGTAAAGATGTTGACAGGCCCCGGCGACGAGCCGGGCCGGTAACGCGAGCAAGGTCCCGGGATGACTCGGGAACCGCCCTACTCCTGACGCGCTGCGTCAGAGTTTACATAATCAAACTTCTGCGCATCGAACCGCGTCAACCGTTGTCGGGGCGGGGCCCCGTACGATTGACGCTTGATTTTGCAGCAGGTTTGGTTCCGAGCCCCCGTCCCACGCCGGCCCCCGACACAGGGTCAGCTTCAAGGGCTCAGAACCGGCACCAGCCTACGACGGCAGGCCCCCCGAGATCAAGGCGGCCGGGCGCGGGGTAATGACTCCCGGGCCCAGCCTGGCCGACGCTGGAGGGTATCGGCTGATCGCGAGCATCGCTGCTTGCGCGTTGGCCGCACAAGACGCTACATGGCTTGCCTCGACGGTTTGAAAAGCTCACCCGGTCGGGGGCGGGACGCTGCCCCGGATTCACTACGACGCGGCGCCGGCTCGCTGCTTTCAAAGGCAGCGACGCCACTGACGCGGACACCTGGCCAGGCGACCCGGTGAGCTTTTCAAGGGGTCGAGCTGACGTCGGTGCCGGGGGGGCCCGGCGTCAGTGGCGGCGGCGGCTCAGCCGCTCGAGCTCGGCGACCAGCGCCTCGAGCCAGGCGGCCATGGCCAGGCGCCCCTTCGCCCGGTACGTGACCGCCAGGGCGCGCCAGCGGGCGGCGAGCTCGGCCTCGGTGAGCTCGCGGTTTGTGCCCGAGTCGCGCAGCAGGGGCAGCGCCGAGCGCGCGCTGCGCACGAGATCGTCGGCCTCGAGCATGGCCAGCAAGCGACGCCGGCGAGCTGGCTTAGCGGTCGGCATGGCCGCGATCGCTGCGTGCGCGCAGCTCGGCCAGGCGCTGCATCTGCACGGTGACCTGGCTCAAGATCGCCGCGGGCCCGAACAGCCCCAGCCGCTCGAGCACCGCCTCGCGCTCGGCGAGCACGCCCTCGAGCCGGTCGCACTCGGCGTGAAACCACGCCAGGTCCGCCCGGGCGGCCGCTCGAGCGCGGCGCCTGGCCCAGTAGCGCCGCCGGCGCCGGGCGCGGCTCACGGGGCCGCCTGGTGCGCGTACCGGCGCAGCGTCGTGCGCAGCGTCAGGGCGAGGCGCCGCTCGACCGTGGCCAGCGACTCGAACTCCTCGGGGGTCATGGCCTCGAGGATCTCACGGAGGCTCGCGATGCTCGAGCTCAGCAGCAGGGGCCTGAGCGGCTTGGAATCGCCGCGGCGGATCGAGCCCATGGGGTGCGGTCGGCTCATGCACGCGAACCTACTTGCCCCGCCCGCGAGCTGCACCTAAAACGGCACCTGATCCCCCGCCCCCGGCGGGGAAGGCCCAGCGGGGCAAAACGCTAGAAAGGCCCCCGGTGCTGAGCACTCGGGGGCCTTTCGTCCTTGTCGGGCCGGGCTCAGAACCAGGCAAGGCCCGTCGCGTGCGTGATCGCGCTGTTGACGTTGTCCCAGTAGATCGGCCCGATCGTGCTGAGCACCCGCTGGCGGCCGAGCTCGTCGACGTGCATGAAAAACACCAGCCAGTGGTCCTGTTTGTAGGGCGGCGCCCCAGCGCTTGAGCGCGTCGGTGCCGAGGGTGGCGAGGATCTGGTCGGCGGTGCTGAGCTTGGTCGTGTTCGTCATGAACCCAGTCTCGCGCCGCTCCGATGCTTACGCAATACACAACCATCCAGACAGCTCTCCGGCTTACGAAGTTGGGATGACCCCGCACCGCTGCTCGAGCTCGCGAACGCGCGCGCTGAGCTTGGCCAGCTCGACGCCGGCCCGCCGCGCATCGGCCTCGGCCTTGAGCAGGTTGTCGGCGTGCTCCTGCACGTTCGTCGTCCACCACGTGACGGCCTCTTTGGCGCGCTGCTCGTCGCGCCACGCCACGGCGAGCGCCTCGAGGTCTGCCCTGGTCGCCATCGCTCACCCCCCAAAAGCTGAGGGCCCCGGGAACCATTTCCCGCGGCCCTCGAGCACCTATGCCTGCCCCCCTGTTCCGCCGACGATCGCTCATCGCCAGGGGGTAAGACGACCCGAGCGTACAGGCCTCGATCTGCGCGATCAAGCTTCGGCGCCGTAGTGCGCGACGAGCCAGTCGAGGATGCGCTTGCGCGAGCGCGAGTCGGCGATCGCATCGAGGCGCGCGGAGATCGTGCGCATCTCGGCGAGCTCGCGCCGCTGCATCGAGAGCGGCAGCGAGGTGTCCTCGGCGCCCGGCGCTGGCGTGTTGTTGATCGGCATGTGGGGCAGCGTGTCTTGAGCGGCGTCCGTCATGCCGGCGATGTTACGACGGCGCCTGACGCGCGTGGTACGCGCAGCGCCCGCCCTGCTCGCGCACCCGCGCAAAGCACGGCTCGCCCGTGCGGCTCTTGCCGGTGCACTGGTAGAGCGCCACCGGGTCGCGCGTCGCGCCGCCGTGCGCGTAACAGTAGTCCCCCTCGACCACGCGCCCCTTGCACTGCTTGCCCCGCACCGTGGTTGCCTTGCACCGCTTTTTCTCGACCACTCGCTCGTCCCCTTCTGGGAAAAGGCCCAGGGGGACGTCCCTAGCTAGGTACGGTGAGCGGTGCATCCTTTTTGTCTTCTCTAGAAGACACCGGAGTTGGCGCGATTGCCCGGCCAGATTGAGCCGTCGGGCCTAGCTCATGTGGATCTGTCTTCTTGAGGAGACGGCGGCGGCAGGGGCAGGTACCCGACCCAGTCGGTCGCCAGGAGGTCGGTCTGCGAGGCCAGCCAAGGCACATGCTCAGCGTCGGCGGTGCGCATCGCGATGAAGGCCTTCGTGAGGGCGCCGCTTGGGTCCTCGAGCCGCAGCCACATGCCTTGGCCATTCCAGCCGTCGCGCTGCACGAGACCCCCGCCCTTGAGGCACTCGAGCGCGTCGCCGAAGTCGCCGCCGTGGAACGCGGCGACCTTGCCGTCGATCGTTGTGATGGATCCGGTCATTTGAATTTCCCCCCGAGCGTGCGGCGCATGCCCTCACGTGCGAACCAGAGTGCCATGAGCCGATCGCCCGTGTGCGCCTTGGGCCGGTAGCTCATCATCTCGTTGCGCAGGGCCCACAGCTCGGGGTGGTAGTCCTCGCCGGTCTCGCCGCTCGGGAAGCGCCACAGGCGTTGACGCAGCTCGACCGCGATCGACTCGATGCCGAAGGTCTCATCCCATTTCGACTGCGCGGTCGTGTTGTAGGGCTCGACGGGCACCTTCCGGCTCTTGCGCACGAACTGGAGCAACCAGCGCTGCGCCGCCACCGACTCGACGATCACCCTCGACTCGAAGCGGTAATAGACCTCCTCGATCTGATCCATGATCGCATCCGCGGTCCAGTGCCCTGAGCGGATGTCGATCACCTGCCGCGTGCGGTCCTCGCGCAGCGCCACGGTCACCAGCGCGGTGAGGTCGTCGCCCTCCTTCTCGCCCACGCCGAGGTCGACGCCGGTCCAGCAGCGCAGCGCGCGCGGCCCCGGGTACACGACCGGGCGCCGGGTCTGGAAGGTGAGCCCGCGGCCGAGCTCGAACGCCTGCTTGATCGTCGCCTCGGGGAAGCGGCTGTTGATGTCGTTGACGACGCGGCAGAGGTACTTCCGCGCGAACGCCGAGGGCAGCATGCCGCGCAGCCGCGTGAGCAGCCGCTTGAGCGGCCACACGCCGCGCCAGACCGTGCGCCACTTGTCGGGCGCATCGTCGGGGTTTTCGACCGCGCTGTAGATGCGGCTTGCGAAGCTCGGGCGCTTGGGCAGCTCGTGCAGGATGTCGTTATCGGTGAAGGGCGTCCCCACGACCCACAGCTTCGCGCGCTCGCCCGTCTCGGGGTTGTCCTGCGCGCGCGTGAGCACCATGACGTCGAACCAGTGTTGGGTCTTCTGGCAGGCCTCGAGCGTGAGCGTGTTGTCGAGGTTGAGGATGTCGTCGCAGACGATCAGGTCGAGGCGTGCGCCGGCGATCTTGGTGCCCGAGCCGTAGGCCCGGAGCGTCGGGTTACGTAGGTAGGGCGAGCGCTCGATCTCGAGCGCGTGCTTGTTCCAAGTGTGCCCCGGGCGCGTGCTGCGCTTGAGGGTCGGGAAGACCTCGGTGAGCCGCACCGACTCCTCGAGGTAGCGGCGAATGATGCCCACCACCGTGAGCGCCTGCTCCTCGCTGTCTGAGATCCAACCGATGCGGATGTTCGGGTTACGCCCCATCTCGAACAGCACGCGCGCGACCAGCATGGTCGTTTTGCCGTGCTCGACCGGCGCGACCAGCACGGCCCACGGGTTGGCCGTGAGGTACTGCTGCCATTCGCGGTGCATCGTCGAGAGCCGGATCGGCTTCTGCGTGACCTCGTCGAG